AAACAATTATTGAAATATCCAAAAATAATAAAACAACAAATAATACTTATTGTAACAATAATAATAAAACATTTAATCTCCATTTATTTTTGAATGAAACCTGCAAAAACGCAATGAACATTATGGACTTTGTAGATTCTATTAAACTACAATTAACTGATTTAGAAAAAGTAGGCAATCTAGGATTTGTGAATGGTATAACTAATATAATTGTTAAAAATTTAAAAGCATTAGATGAAACCGAAAGACCTGTTCATTGTACAGATAAAAAGAGGGAAACTATATATGTAAAAGATGAAAATAAATGGGAAAAAGAAGATAATGAACACAAAAAAGTACGTAAAGCAATTAAAACCATAGCAAAAAATAATAGTAAGTTATTATTCGATTTCAAGGATAAATACCCAGATTGTTTAGATAGTAATTCAAAAAATTCAGATAAATATACAAAGTTAATGGTAGAAGCATATGGAGGTCAAAACAAAGACGATTTTGATAATGAAAATAAAATAATAAAAAATATATCAAAAGAAGTATTAATTGATAAATGAATAATATGACGAATAATAATTTTTCGCTATATCATTCTCAAAAACAATTTCAGGAGGTGTTTCCCATTCAATAAAGGGTATTGAGTTAGTAGTTGCACGTTCAAGCGAAAGTAGTTGCACTAGTGATTTCATTCTTCTCTCTAAAGGAAATAATGTAATCGGTAATTTTCTTGATAATTGTTTTAGTCTCCATTCAAATTGTAAAGCAGATTTCCAATCAGGAAACCCTTTTATGTGACATACTCTTTCCCATACTTCACCATTTTTTACTCTTATAGTTGTAGCTCGTGCACCACCTTTAATTACTCCATTATGTTGACGTAAGCGATGGTCAAGGTCTACTGTAGCGCCTACATAAGTTGCATTGTGTGTTGATTGTAAAATATAAACAAAATAAGACATTGGTTATATATATATGTTTCGCAAACTATAAAAATAATTGTAACGGACATATTCTTATTCTAGCATTATTCTGTAAAACTGCTTGAATATGAAAATGTCTATGTTCGCAATCTTCGTGTTGTTGTGTTGTTTCATCTAAACCACCAGAATGTTCAATTGATTCATTGATTAGATTTTTTGGTATATAGTCTGTTCTGTATCTACCATCATAATAACAATTTATAAATTTATCCGTTTTATATATTGCAAACCCATTAAACGCAGATAAGCAAGGTATTAATGCATTTTTGTCATATTGTTGAATTAAGTCAGTAATATATTCCCACCCCTTAATTTTATTTTTAAGATGATGACAACTCAATACATACGGCCTTTTAGATAAAGCCCAAAAGTCATAATATCCGGTTGGATGGTCAAATGATAAAGAATCCCAATCATCTCTTTTTAAACAATTAATGAATACCTCTTTATTAAAATCTCTCGCACATATATCGTCAAAATCCATCATAATAAAATAAGAAAAATTACTGTAATTGATTTTGATACATTGAAGTATATAGTTACGTGCATTAGCAATATTATGTGTTCTAAATGAAGATAAAGGTTTTAAATTAACAAAAAATTGCAATCGCCTGTTTTTTTGTTTATACTGCTGTAAAAATTGCAATGTATTATCATCAGATTTATCATAATATACAATTATTACATAGTCATCGAATAATGACCCAAATTGTTCAATATTTTCAAACACTTTATTTAAATAAGGGCCACAATTTTTTACAGGACCACAAATACAACAACAATTCATTTATTTCTATAATATATTATATTATTATTATAGAAATGAAAATTCTAGTTATTCATTATGATAAGTTAATAAAACGAAAAAAACATATTTTATTACAATTAAGTAAATATAATTTAGAATGTGAATTTGTTTCAAATTATGGAAAAGATACCTTAACAAATGAAGAAAGGAAAAGGTTCAAAAAATTAAATGATTCAGAAATATCATTATCATTACATCATATTGAATGTTATAAAAGAATAACCGAACAACAAGAATATGATTATGCAATTATTTTAGAAGATGATGTAATACTGAAAGACAATTTTAGAAATATTCTTGAAAAATACATACGTGACCTACCTGAAGACTGGGATATGCTTTTTTTTGGTGAGGGTCACGGCGTACATATACCTATACATAACATAAGAGAAAATGTTCATATTTATAAAAAAAGTGTAGACCTTAAAAATATGTGCGGGGAAGTTGATGGATCTACTAGATGTGCAGATTCATATATTATTTCCAAAAAATGTTGTAAGAAAATTTTAGAGAGAATCAATTTGCCCAATTATATAATTACAATGCCAATAGATCATTTATTGAATTATATTAACTATTATAATAATTTTAATATTTATTGGTCAGAACCAACTATAACAATACAAGGAACAAGCACCGGAATGTTCAAAAGTTCATTAAGGTAATATAATAATATAATATATTAAATGGTCAAAATTGCATTTTGGGATAATTGTCTTAATGAAAGAGGAACAACTGTAAGTCTTTTTGATTATGCATATTATAACACGAAAATATTAAATAATGAATCAATTATAATGTATAATACAACAAGAAGTGATAATAAAAATAATATTATAGAAAAATTTAAAAGACATTTTAAAGTATTTGGTGTAAGTAATTTTAATTTAGTAGATTCTATATTATTAAAAGAAAGATGTGATATATTTTATATAATCAAATCAGGTTCAAATGAAGGTCAAGTAAGTAATGTTATAAAAACTGTAGTTCATTGTGTATTTAATTGTAATCAACCACACGGTAATGTTTATGCGGCGGTTTCTCCTTTTATAAAGGGAATACATAAAAATATACCAGTTGTTCCACATATGGTTAACTTGCCGGAACATGATAGAAATATGAGGGAAAAATTAAATATTCCAGAAGATGCGGTTGTATATGGAAGATATGGAGGATATGATTCATTTGATATTACATACGTACATTCGATTGTTTATAATGTCGCAAAAGAAAATCCATGGATATACTTTATATTTATGAATACTCAACAATTCTGTGATGAATTGCCAAATATAATTCACGTTAGTTGCACTGTTGATTTGGACGAAAAGGTTGAATTTATTAATACTTGCGATGCAATGTTATGGGCAAGAAATATAGGCGAATCATTCGGCTTATCAATCGCAGAATTTTCAAGTAAAAATAAACCAGTCATATGCACACCTAATTTAAGATTAAACCCAAATGTTGATGTTGCTCACATTAAATTTTTGAAAAATAAAGGTATATGGTATAATGAAGAAAACCTACATTATATTTTATCAAATTTTTTAACAAAAGAAAATAAACATATTATATGTAAACAAGACTGGAATGCTTTTACAGAATATACGCCAGAAAAAGTAATGAATATATTCAAAAAAGTGTTTATAGAGTAAATATTCGCTCATATTTTGAGAAGTTGTAAATCCTTTTCTTCTTCTCTCCAATATTTTTTATTTATATATAATACATCACAACCGTCATACTTAAATGTAAAATAATTTTTATAATCTATACTATATATTCTATATGAACGTTCTTTATTATTGAATGTAATATCAAAATTTGGATGAATTAAATGATGACGTACTTTTCTGTTATAATGTTTCATATGAAATATATTGAGTGCTTGTGAAAATACTGTAGGACCTGTCATTTTGTGTATATTGTTTGGATATTTATTATTTTGTATGTTATAAACAATAAGGTCAATTGTTATTTTGAGGATCGGATGTTCTTTGTTAAATATCAATGCCCATTGAGCGAATAAATTAGAATTTTTTTCTGCAGTAATAATTGCCTCGTCGTCATCATTAATTAGATTACTTAAGGGTTGCTCAATTGATGAATCCATATCTAAATAGATGCCTCCGTATTTATATAAAATAAGATATCTCCAAAAATCAACTTTAGCGACAATAATATTTAATTTATTATAACAGTTACTTATTTCTCCTGGAAAATATTCATTTACAAATTCATCAATTTCATCATCTGTGTATATTTTATGTACATACTCTGGGTTCATAGTCTTCATATTATTAATTTTAGTTTCAATCAAAGGGTTTAAAATAGTTGTGTACCAAGATTGATAAATATTTTTTGGTATCATATATATATGAAAATATTTATAAATGGGTTTTGGTCAGGGTTTGTTGAAAATACAGACCCAGTAAAATTTATTTTTTTCCAACAATTATTTGAATTAGCATTTAGTGAAAAAATAGAGGTAGGTGATTTAGATGATAGTGATATTTTATTTGAGAGTGTTTTTTCAGATAAAACATACATAAATTATAAATCTTGGAGATTGACAATATTTTTTAATGGCGAATCCCAACAAAGAATATTAAATTATCACTTCAAAAATAACTTTCATAGAATTTCACAAGTCACAAACTATAATATTATTTTAAGTGGAAAGCATACAAATAAACAAATAAAAACAGTAAACGTGCCTTTATTTATTCCTTATATTTATTCAAATAATTTTTTGAATATTTTAGAGTTGCAAACCGAGAGAATAATCGTGCCACATAAAAAAATATGTGCTGTTATTTCAAACTCAACCTGTGCAAAAAGAAATTATTTTTTGGATAAATTGCAAAAATACGTTCATATTGATTATGCAGGACAATTTAGAAATAATGTAACTAAAATACCTGGTGCATATAACTCAAATGAAATACTAAATTTTTATTCTCAATACAAATTTGTAATTTGTTTAGAAAACACAAAACAAGAGACCTATATAACAGAAAAAATAATAAACGGGTTTTTAGCTAAAACCATACCCATATATTGGGGTTCTGATAAAATATTTGAATACTTCAATAAAGAAAGATTTATTAATATATCAGCATTAACAGAAGATGTAATTAATAATACAATCAATAATATAATGACCATTTTAAATGATGATAATAAATATTTGCAAATGGTAAATCAACCTATATTTATAAATAATACATTACCTAGAAATATTGAAGACATCGCAAATGATATAGTTTATGTAACCCAATAAAATTATTTTTTCCAAACTTCGAAAAAATTGTTTGCAAAATGTCCCCAACCTCCTCCTTCAATATAATCAATATAAAACCCATCGCTTTTTAACACACTGTCAACATAATTTTTATGACTAGGGTCTTCATAATCATTTTCCATAATAATTAATTTAATGTTATTTAATATTTCTGGCATATCTAATAAAATATAATAAAACGCACCTTCACAATCCAATACCAACGTATCAAACTCAATATTATATTTTTGTGTAAGTTCTTCAAAGTTAATAATACTTACATTTTGATATCCATCTAATAAAGTTTCTGAAGCGAAGGTTTTCCAATTCTGCTGTATTAATTTTTGTTTCGATAATGCGGAATTTTCTACGAAAAAATCAAGATTATTTTGTGTTTTATTATGTATTAACTGTTGCGAATATTCTGTATTACTTTCTAGAGTAACTAAAGAGTTTGAATTATTATTGTTCAATATAGATGCAATAATTAAACTATTTCTGCCAATGTTACCTCCAATCTCTAATACTTTTTCATTTCCTGTAAAATACCTAACAACCATCATTTGTTCAGGGTATTCGTCAATAAATGTGCCAAAATCTAACTTAAGTTTTTGTTGAAGTGATGTTAATTTATCAAATAATGTTTGAGAATATTTATTTTTATATTCATTATATTTTTTAACCTGTTCTTCTTTTGATTTATTATATTCCTTAATTTGTTCATTTTTCTTTTGAATATATTTATTAATAAAATGAATTTTTAAATTTCTAATTTGTTGTTGTTTATTTTGACGCGGTTGAATATTTAAAATGGCACCACTGAACATTTTATATTATAGACGATGAAATAAATTATTTATTTTTATACTAGAAAATAAATAATTTACAGACACACTTGAATATTTATGAATATTTTACAATTCTCTTACAAAAACGTTAAACCCTTTATTAACTAATTCCATATGACTATGATGGGTACAAGTACCTATATCTTCACCGCATATAAAGATAACATTGGATTGTTCATAATGTCTTGACACTAAATCCAAGTATGGTGTTCCTCTATGATAACTACCATAAATGACCAAATCATATTTATGATTCATAATATCTTGTTCGATAGTCTTGTCATACTCATCATTATGGGTCGTTCTCTCTAATAAATTAGTATATGTGATACCTTTTCCATATAACGCATTATAATTAAAATTTGATAATTTATATATGTGTGGAATAATAGGATAATCGTGACAATTTTCTTCAAACAATGTTTTAAACCCGTGTAATGTTAAACATCGTAAATAATCGGGACTTGTATCACCAGATAAAAATAAAATTTTATTTGCGGATTCATGTTTAGTTTTGTTTAAAATGTATTCTGCCATTTTACGAGTAGTTAAGTTATTTTGTAAATGTTCTAATAATTTGTTGCTTAATTGCTTACATTCATCAACGGCATCATCTGACATATTATGAATTCCTATATTATTATATTTTGCATATAATAAGTTACCTTCAACCAGTAAGTTTTTTGGTAAAAGATACATTGTATTTGGTGGGCATTGTTTTATGTTAGGAAAAAAAGGTATGCATCCATTTGCAATAATTTCATAATGACGCAAACAATCCCAACCACCTTTTTTTGTTGTAATCGCAAAATACGATTGTTTATATTCGTTATAGTAATCTGTCTCATTATTATAAATATATGTTTGTCGAACTCCAGGAATTAAACTAGAGAGAAGTTTAGTCTTATTAGAAAAACCACCGGATATTTTACATTCTGGTATTGAAAATGTGATTGGAAATAAACGTTCGCTGTTCAACATATTCATATTGTGTTTTTATATAATACACTTATATTTTTATATCAAATAATAACGAATCAATTTGTTATTTTGACATATACTTATTATTTTTATAATAAATCAAAAAAATCAAAAATTTTTTCTACAT